TTTGACTAATGATGTTTTTTTTATTTTTTTTGTGAGATTTGGTGTAATAGATGTAATGGTGTAATAGTTTAATGAAATCAATGAGTTATGAGAACACAGTTCATTACACGTAGTCAAGAGATGTAATTCACATAAAATGCGCGCGGACTGACTTTTTGAAAAAATAAAAACATACATTGGTCTAAAAAAGTCTATATAAAACCCTGAATTTGACCTTTTGGAAGGGAAAAAGCCCTTGTAGTTGCGTTAGGTGTGGACTTGTTGCACAATGTAGGCATGAACATCGAAAAGAACATCCCCTTGCCTGGTGGCGTTGACCCCCGCGAACGCTATCCATTCCCCGACATGGCCATTGGCGACAGTTTCATGATCCTGGACGCGACCTGGATCAAAAACCTGCGCAGCGCTGCCTACATGTATTCGCGTCGCCACCCAGGCACGCGATTCACATGCCGCCGGTACGGCGAAGGCTGGCGTCTGTGGAGGGTTGCCTGATGGGTGGGAAGGACGAAAAGTTCTTGGCCGGCAAAAACCTGGGCGGAAGGCCTGCTGTTGTCGAGTCCAGGGTGACCGCACCGGTCAAGCCCCACAAACCGAAGGTCCTGACACCCCAGGAATGGAAGTTTGTGGAAGAGTTTTGTGCTGGCGACGGCCACGTCACTCTGAAAGAGGCGGCGATCCGCGCAGGCTACAGCGAGGCCTGGTCGAAGAACAGGGCGCGCGAACTGACCGACCCAGAGATTTGCCCGCACATTGTGGCAGCGATCCAGGAGCGAAGGCGCGAGCTGGGCGAAAAGTACGGCACCACATTCGAGCGGCACATGCGCGACCTCCAGGTCATCCGCGACCAGGCACTCCAGGCTGGCGCGTATGGCGCGGCCGTCCAGGCCGAATACCGAAGGGGCCAAGCCCTGGGCTCGATTTACATCGACCGCAAAGAAATCCGCCACGGCACGATCGACAGTATGAGCAAAGAAGAGGTCGTGAAAAAGCTGGAAGAAATCAAACGCCTGTATGGCGGCAACGCTGGGCCGATCGTCGACGTGACACCCAAGCAGATCGAAGAAGAACGCGAAGAGGACGAAGACGATGGCAGCGAAACCCGAAGCGAACCTGTACAAGCGGCTGAAAGAAAACCTCCCAAGCTCCCATTTCACCCGGATTGAGTCCAGGGTCAACCTGGGCATCCCGGACTGTCTGATCGCATTCCCGCATGGCCTGTTTGTGATGGTCGAGTTGAAGGTGGTCAAACGCGGCCGCAAGGTCAACCTGTCGCCGCACCAGGTCGCCTTTCACATTAAGCACGCAGACCTGCGCTGCCCGACCTACATCCTGGTGCAATACCAACCGGCCGGCACTACGCACGCGAGCAAGTCAGAGCTGCTGCTGTTTTGTGGCGAGCAGGCAATCGACCTGGCAAACCTGGGCGTCGACACCCCCGCGCTGGCCAGGTGGCCATGGACGGGCGTGTCCTGGCCTGAACTAAGAAAACATTTAGTTGAGTGTTGACTTGTTTGTGAAAGTTGTGCTAGAGTTACAAACACCTGGATGGCCAGGTACAAACAGAAAGAGAGAAAGACCATGAAAATTATCCATGCAAGTGAACGCTATTTGACTTACCAGGGCGACGAGCAATACGCCCTGCACCTGGTTAATTCTTTGCGCGAAGCCTACGGCCACGATGAGATGCCTAAGATGCTGAACGACTTTGTTTTTAACCTGGAGGTCGCATTGCAAAATGCGGGCGTGCTCGATGAGTGGTTCAATGAGATTAAAGGGGACAATCATGAATAACGCACTTATTGAAGAGGCATTCGAAGCCGACGCGGCCGGCTGGACTGTGACAGAAATAGCCAATGACTTAAAAATAACCAGGCAACAGGTTATTGACATGTTCTTGGCTTATGAACGATATGAACCAGGTGACCCAGAGCTAGAGCGCTGATCCATGCGAAGGCGAGAGCGAAAACTCTTGCGACAGTCACCGAAGCCCTTACCCGATCCAGAGCAAAAGCGTGCCAGCACGCATGCCCTGATTCGCCGCCTGCTGGGTTTTTGGCTGTTCCATAAAATATTTGGCGGTGACAGTTGACAAGTTGACAAAAGTAGATTTATAATCAAACCAGGCCGAGCAAACCGCGAAGCCATAACCCTAGAAAGAGAGAAAGAAATGGAATTCAACACAATCATGCAGGCCCTTGTAAAAGACATCGCCGAGCAGCTGCGCCCTATGGTGGCCGATATGGTCAAGCAGCAAATGGAAGCCAACGCGGGCACAAACACAAACCTAGTCGGCGACTGGGCATGGGCCACCATTGCCGAAAATATTAGCGAGTCGCAGCTGGCATATCTTGCCGAGCACTTGAGCGACACGCAGCTGATGACAATCGGCGAACACGTGAGCGCGTCGGACGTGGCGGCCGAGCTGACCAGTAGCCAATTAAGCGACATCGCGAGCGACATCGACCTGGCCGACCTGGCCGGAGAATTCGACGCCGACAAGCTCATGGAAAATTACGACCTGGACGACGCCATGCGCAATTTTTTCTCAAACAATACTTTTTCAATCCGCGCATAAGGGGACCGACATGCAAGACGATTCTTATGCCCGTATCGACAAAATGTGGGAAACAAAAGCGCGCGAAAGTAAAGAGATGCGCCGAGAGACAAACACAAAATTTATTGTCCGCATAATGGACCAGGCCAGCACGGGCCCGCTCATGCAGGCTTTTGTACTTGAGGCGCTGCGCAACTATTCGGCCGACATCCTGGCCACCGAGACGCCGCCCGACGCGGAGACCGGTTTTATTTCCTGGAATGCCTGGCGCGCATGCGCTGCCGAGGCCGACCAGGCGCTGGCCGACCGTCGCACCTGATCCCGCCCGCTCGCTTTCTTACCCGGCCACCGTGCCGGGTTTTTTTTTTGCTTAGGGGGTTGACAAGTTGATTTGTTAGACTAAAATTATTTGCAGGCCAGGCAATCGCCAGGCCCTAACCTAGAAAGCGAGAAAGTAGCATGCTAAAAACCGTCAAGCATTCGGCCAATAAAAAAACCGGCCCGATCGCCGTCACCTATCGCGCCGGCGGCCACAATGTTTTTTCTACCTGCCCGAAAACCTGCGCATTGAATCCCCAGGGCGAACACGCGGCCGACCTGGTCGACCTGGATTATTTGCAGGCCGTGCGCCAGGCCGTGCCCCGTAACGGCCAGGCCTGGACTTATTCGCATTTTGCGGCCGAGCTGCTGCCGCTGCCTGCGCCTGGTGAAACCGTGGTAAATGCCAGCTGCGACACAATCCCCCAGGCCCTGGCTGCCGTGGCTGCCGGCCGCCCGGCCGTGGTGGCTGCCCCGTCCGGCACCGTGTGGCCGTACACCGTCGACGGCGTGCGCTTTGTTCAATGCCCGGCCGAGCTGGCCGAAAATTTTAGCTGCGACCAATGCGGCGGCGGCCGTCCATTGTGTGCGCGTGGTGAGCGCGATTATGTCGTGGTGTTTGTGGCCCATGGTAGCGGCGCGGCCCTGGTCGGCGACGATAAGCCCGGCGGCTGCTACGGTAACGGCGGCCCCGTTCGCCTGGCATGGGAAAAAACAAAAACCGGCGGCCACCAGGACGACGCGGCCGAGCTGCTGCGCTTCGCCCGTTCGCTGCCGCCTGGCTCGCTGCTGCGCCACCACGTGGTCGGCGACCTGGGCCTGGTCAAATAAAATTTATTTGTTGACTTGTTGACAAACAAAAAAATATTAGACTAAAATAAAACCGTCGGGGGATTTTCCCCGGCGTTAACTTAAGAAAGCGAGAAAGCAAAATGGCTCATATGATCGACGAAACTACCGGCCGCGCCGCCATGGCATACACCGGACAAACCCCCTGGCACGGCCTGGGCCAGGCCTTAACACCTGGCGCAAGCATTGAGACCTGGACGCGCGAGGCGGGCCTGGGTTATGACGTGCTCGAAAGCCCCGTGCAATATAAGGCGAAGCCCTACGGCCTGGCCGGCCTAAGTGGCCCAATTACAAAAACCTGGGACGCGCGAAAAGTGCTGCACCGGTCGGACACCGGCGCGCCCCTGGCCGTCGTGTCGAATGCTTATAACGTGGTGCAGCCGAGCCAGGTTATGGATTTTTTTCGCGAGCTGGTCGACCTGGGCGGGTTTCAACTTGAGACCGCCGGCGCGTTAAGTGACGGCCGCCGGGTTTGGGCCCTGGCCAGCGTGGGCGAGGCTGCCCCCGTGGTCGACGCCGACCTGGTCAAACCTTATTTATTGCTCGGCACGTCATACGATGGGACCATGGCGACCGTCGCAAAATTCACGGCGATTCGTGTTGTGTGCAATAACACAATCACGGCCGCCGTGGGCGGGTACAGTAACGGCCGCGTTATTAAGGGCGAGGGCGAGAAAAACCTGGGTTATTTAAAAAGCGCCGTTCGTGTGCTGCATTCGGAGCGATTCGACGCCGAGGCCGTTCGCCTGCAGCTGGGCATTGTGGCCAATGCCTGGGAGGGCTTCCTGGTGCAATCCCGCCAGCTGGCCGGGGCCAGCATGGACCAGGACCAGGCCGACGCGTTCGTGGCCGAGCTGCTTCGCCCGTATCATTCGAGCGCCCGGCCCGTGAACGAATCCAAGGCTTATGTCCGCATCATGCAATTATTCAATGGCCAGGCTATCGGCTCGGAGCTGCCCGGCGTGGCCGGCACCCGCTGGGCTATGCTTAACGCCGTGACCGAGCTTGTCGATCACGAGCGCGGCCGCTCGAATAATACCCGCATGGAAAGCGCCTGGTTTGGCACCGGTGCAGCGCTTAAGGCGCGCGCGGTCGAGCTGCTGGCCGACGCCGACCTGGGCGTGGGGGTTTGATCATGGGGTGGCTTTTTTCTCCACGCTGGGCCACCCGTGCCGCCCTGGTGCAGCACCTGCGCCGCCCTGAGCGATTCGGCGACCGGCTGCAGCTGGTGCGCGCATGCCTTACCGGCTCGCATCATTGGTATTTGGTGCGCGAGCTGGCGACCGGCCACCATTGGATCGGCCTGGACCTGCTGCGATCCGGCCAGGGCGACGGCTGGGGCTATAAAGACCTGGACGAATCGGCCGGCCCGTGTGACGTCGATTGTCCGCTGGCTTACCTGGACGCGCCGCACGCCGAGCCCGTGGGCTTTGCTGCTCAATGGCGCGACCGTGTCCGGGCTTATCACGCCGCCCGCCAGGCAAAGCCCGCACCGGCCCCTGGTGCCTGGGTGTCATACGGTGGCCGGGTGTACCAGCTGCAGCGCCCGGCCGGTCCGCGCCGTGGCTGGCACGTGGTCGACGTGTACGGCTACCCGTACCGCATGCAAGCCCGCCAGCTGGCCCACGCCAGGCCAGCGCTGGCCGTCGACGCTGCCGACGCCCTGCGCCTGCAGGCCTAACCCGGCCGACCTGGTCGCCGAGCCCGCCCTGGTGGCGGGCTTTTTTGTTTGTGTTTGTTTATATGTTGCACACGGTTTATTTTTTAGACTAAAATAAAAGCCCCGGCCACGGTGGCCGGGATAACTTAAGAAAGCGAGAAATTATGAGCTGTTTTATCGTCAACGATTACCACGTGTCGGCCCTGGTGGCCTGGGGCCTGCGAGCTGGTGCGATCCCGGCCGGCGTGAGCCCCGACGCCGTCGCGCATGAGCTGGCCAGCGCAAACCGTGCAGCATTCGGCGAGCGTTACGCCGGCGGCTATAGCACGAGCTGGGACGCATACACCGGCCTGGACCGCAGCGCCGGCCAGGACCTGCAGCCGGTCGAGATTGTCAAGGCGTGCGATTGCCTGGCATACCAGGCCAGCGATTGGAGCGCCTGGGATTCGAGCGAGGCGGCCGCGCACCTGGCCGCGATCCGGGCCGCTGCCCTGGCTGCCTGCCTGGGTGGCCGTTACCTGCCCAACACCGAGGCGCGCTCGCTGTTTGGTTATGACCGCGCCGCCTGGGAGCTGGACGATCCACGCCTGGCCGATCCGGTGGCCGATCCGGTGGCCGAGCCCGTGGCCGAGCCCGTGGCCGACCGCCTGGCCGCTACCCTGGCCAGCATGAGCGAGCGCGAGCTGCACGCGATCCGGGCCGCCCTGGTCGCCGTCGGGGTGGCAGCATGAGCGCCGGCCGCCGCCTGCAGCTGGTGCAGCTGTTCGCCCTGGCCGGTGCCGGCCTGGTCCGCGTGACCTGGTCGCCCGTGTGGAGCTGCTACCTGGTAACCGTTACCAGGCCCGGCCGTGGCATTGTGGCCGAGCACCAGGTGGCCGACCGGGCCCGCGCCCTGGAGCTGGCCGACGGTGCCCTGGCCGAGCTGGCCGCCCTGGCCGGCATGCCTGCCTAGCCTGGCCACTTTCACCCGATCCGAGCCCGGCCGCGTGCCGGGCTTTTTTGTGCCTGGTATCGCACCGGCTGCCCATGGGGGCCGCTGGTTTGTGGCCGCTAACCCGTCGCCCAGCTGGCCGCCTGAGCCTGGCACGTGGTGCCCCGACCGGGACGCCTGGCGCGTGGTGCGCGTATCGTGCGCAGCTGCTGCCTGGTTTGTGCTGCCTGGTGCGTGGTCCGCGCTGCCTGGACCTGGTGCCGGTGGCTGCCGAGCGCTGCCTGGTGGCCGTGGCCGGTGGCTGCCTGGTCGCGCAGCTGCTGCCTGGTCCGCGTGCCTGGGCCCGCTGGCCGTGTTTGTGTTTGTGTTGCTGCCTGGTCCGTGTTTGTAAGTACAAGCCCAGGATCACAAACACCAGGTGCGCAGCTGCTGCCCTGGTGGCCGTGGCCGGTGGCTGCCTGGTGGCCAGGTTAGGACCGCGCGCCCTGGTCCGCGATCCGTGGCCAGGTGGCCGCGCTGCCTGGTCCGCGCCGCCCGTGACATGCGCCCTGGCGCGTAAGTGAGCACCCACCCACCCCGGGGCCCAAAAAAACGGCCCGGGGTCAGGCTGCGCGGGCCTTGGCCCTTTTTCACACGCTAGGTTTCACGTGAAACAGTTTTCGACCCCCTTGTAATAAAGGGCCCCCTTTGTCAACCAAGTCAACTCGTGTCAAAATATTTGCAATTCCAAAACGAAACGGACTGCCATGATTCCTGAAGACATTGAAGCCGACCGCCTGCGCCTTGAATATCGGCTCGCGCAGCTTGACTCGCAAGACAAGGCCCGTGGTTCGTTCATCGACTTCGTGCGCTACGTCTGGCCCAACGCGATCCTTGGTGAACACCACGCGATCATGGCTAAAGCCTTTGACCGAATTGCCGCTGGGTCCTTGAAGCGTTTGATCATCAACATGCCTCCGCGTCACACGAAGTCTGAATTCGCGTCCTATCTCCTGCCTGCCTACCTCATGGGCCGCGATCCGCGCACCAAGGCCATTGAAGCAACGCACAACAGCGAGCTTGCCGTGCGCTTTGGTAGGAAGGTCCGTGATCTGATGGACATGGACACCTACAAGGAAGTCTTTCCCGATGTAAGTTTGAAGCAAGACTCAAAGGCTGCTGGCCGGTGGGACACGAACAAAGGTGGTGAATACTTTGCTGTCGGTGTGGGCGGCGCGATGACCGGCCGTGGCGCTGACGTTTTGATCATTGACGACCCGCACTCTGAACAGGACGCGATGAGTGAGCTTGCTTTGGACAATGCCTGGGAGTGGTACATCTCTGGCCCTCGTACTCGTTTGCAGCCAGGCGGTGCGATTGTGATTGTGATGACGCGCTGGGGGACGAAGGACCTGACGGCGCGCTTACTCAAGGCGCAGAAATCACGCAACGCGGACCAGTGGGAGGTGATCGAGTTCCCAGCCATCTTGCCAAGCGGCCGACCTTTGTGG